GAAACAGGGTGCGGCTGATGCGTCTGCTGATGCGGCTGCTAAACGTACTGGTGCAGGTGGCGTATGGATTCGTCGTGTCATTGCATTGTGTACTTTGTTCGCTGTGATATTTGCACCATTTATACTTGCGTTCTTTAACGAGCCTGTTACTATTGAGGCAGGATCAACGGGTGGAGTTTTTGGATTCCTATTCGGTGATCTCTTTGCTAAAGGAAATGGTTGGATAGAATTGCAGGGATATGTGCTACTACCTGAAGTCAGACAGACTATGCTGGCACTGGTAGGATTCTACTTCGGTTCATCCCAAGTAAAATAATTTGTTGTCATCTGGTTAAGTGGTAATCCAAGGGGTAAGCATTTCCCCCTTTCTGCGGCATGGGGCAGTCGTTAAAACCACTGTTGCCCTTTTTCTTTTTAATCTTAACGGAGGATGTATGTCTATGTATAGAGTTGTTGATCGTGCAGGTAATGAAGTAGTAATCGAAGTGTCAGAATATAATCGAGGTCATATCCTTGAAAAAGCCTGCCGACAATTATACGGCAACTCAACGATAGAGTTAATGATAGGTCATTTCCGCATCACACCCGTGAAGTAGTATGAGTTTAGTATTTATATACTGGCAATAAAAAAGCCCCTTGTTACAGGGGCATCATCAGCAAATGTTTTTAGGTAAGGGATTTGTCTCCTTTCTTTAGTTTATTGTTATGATTAGTTTATTACATTCCTTCGTGTTGTATGTGGTCCTTTGGTTGGTCTGGCTCTATGTAGATAGCATCATCTTTTGAAGCGACTATCTCTACTTCAATGTCGTAGCCATACACATTGGTTAATGCCCTGCTTAACAAGTCGCAAGCATCCTCTACTGTCCAAGCATCATTGTCTTTGATTGCTACCAACAAGTCTTCGTTCTCTACTGTTACTTTTATCATAGCTCCATCATCCTGTTAATTGCTACATCACCATTGATAATTATACCGCATCCGATAGCTGGTTTCTTACCTGCCTTAGCGTATGCCATAGCGTAGCCACTAAAGTCTATGCCACAGCCTACCTGCATACCGAAAACTTTGAACCTCCGACCTACATGCCAGTCAGTGTACGCCTGTGTGTGGAGGTGTCCTTGCACTGTGGACATCATATCCATCTTACACTTGGTCCTAGCTGTACCTGCCTCGCCATGTATGTACTGCACACCATCGATATCTACTCGGTCAGTGAAGTACCAACTCGGAGTCTCAAGAACCTCAGCGTAACTCTTAATCCATCTGCGTGGAATGTGTGAGGTCTGGCTCTTACGCATCACCATTCTGTCGTGATTACCTATGGTAACGTACGCATCAGGGAATGCAGTGTGCCATCGCTTAAGTCTTTTAACCGCTAGGTCAAGTTCATCCCTACCCCCCAATCCATCAGGGTCAGTCTCGTGATAGCTTGCGTAGTGATTGTCAACAACATCGCCAATGAAAACAATAACATCGGGCTTGTAAACACTCGCAACGCTACACACGAAATCGAAATAACCTTCAAGATCAAAAGGGCAATGCAAATCCCCGATAACCAAGACAGTGTGCCCACCATCGAGAACGCAATCTCTTCTTTCGATTGTAATTTCTTTGCCATCTTTCTCGCTTTCATCTTGCTTCAAGTAACGCATGGCACGTTTGACGCTTTCTTTAGTAATGCCAAACTCAAGTGCCGTTTCGTAGATACCAACTTCATCTACCCTATCTCTTATTACTCTACACTTATCTATACTATATGCCATTTTGTTTATCCATTTCTCTTTGTAGATTAGCCATCGCACGCCAAGCTACAGCAGCCCAGTCGCCTTCAAGCATGTGTCTCATAAGGGCATCGAGTTCGTCAGTAGACTTGCTCTTGTCCCACCAGACTTTATCTCCGTGATGTTGTCGGCTACCTTGAACCGAACGCTTGGTCACCTCGACGATTGCATCTGGGAAGTATTTAATAAAGCCTCGATATATGGGTATGTCTTTACGCTCTTGTGCGTCTGTCGGCATCATTGATCGAGACTCCAGATGGTAATGGCTACTAGCATTACAGCAGCCCCCATTAGTACAAGCTCTATCATTTTAAATACTCCCCATAATCTCTAATCATTAGCCCGATAATAATTATCAGGAACAATATACCGCCTATGTTTAACCAGTATTCTTTATCCATTTATTACTCCCTTTATCATTTCATAATATTTAGTACCAAAGTCCGAGCCGTCTGCCTTAGTGTCATCATGCAGTTCAGCTAGGGTTGGTGTGGGTATCTTCCACTTCTGCTGTGCCGCCTTCATCAGGTAGTCATAGCGTTCAGGGAACTTACCTTTGAACCATTCAGTAGCGTGGAGCACATCCTTGTGCCACCAGTGTAGGTGACAGTAAGAACACAGAACCTTCATGTTGCTTGGGTCTAGTTCCATATTCTTATGAGTGCCCACGTTCAGAACATGGCTTGCGTGACAGTTACTACCAGAAACTTCTTTATTACATCTTTGACAGGTATAACTATCTCGCAACTTGACACACCGCTTTGCCTTCTCAACCAGCTTCTTTGTGTACCATGTTCTGTTGTGGGGAAGTTTATCCATTAGAACGGAACATCGTCAACGAACTCTTCTGCTACCTCAGCTACAACCTCTTCCCTTACAGTGTTACCTGCAAAGAAGTCCTGCAACTTTTCATCAGCCTCGTTAGCTAACTTGTTCTCGTCCTCAGACAATTCAAATATCTCAAACTTAGGCTTGTAGAATTTGATCATCTTGTTGATCTCTACTAACTCAGGCTCACCAATCTTAACGCCATCGACATCCATAATCTTGGAGTCAATCCATTCAGACATAGCCGCACCGCCTAGGTCCAGTTTAATTGTGTCACCAAAGGAAAAGTCACCGAGGTCATCTAGCAATGTAGCGTAGATAATCTTGCGGTACTTAATACCCTGTGCTTTGAGGTCTGCCTTGATGTCCGAGTAAACACCCGAAGCATACACAGAACTCTTACCATCTTTCCACAACAGCACTTCGATAGGCTGATTGAGATGATGCAGTTCACGGGTACGAGCTGTCCCTTTATCTTTTACATAACCACCAATGACACACAGTTGATCGAGTGGGGCAAACGAAAAGTCATTCCCCACTTCTACCTTCTGCTTCTTAACTGAATCCCATGCAGTAAAGACCCCGTCCGTTGCCGACCATTCAAAGGTAGCAACAGCTGGGTTCTTAGATACTGATGATGGTTTGGTTCTACTCATTTATTAGTCCTCCTTTAATTGCCTTAGTCACAGCATTGAGCCGTGCCAACCAAGCAACGTCCTCATCATACTGTGGTCCTAATTCTGCATAAGAAATCTCTGGATACTCTATCTCTAAGTGCTCACAGATTCCCTTCAGAGAATTAATGATTCCCTTGCGGTGTGGTGATTTTTCATGTGTTACTCGATCTCGTTCAGATATGTTTGCGTTCATAGTTAATTTACTCCTTGGTTAATAATTCTAATTTGTTAGTTGTTTCATCATAATGATTGAGCCAGTCCTTTAAGTCACTAGCTCTTTCGTTCGAAACTATCTTAGCTATATGCTTTAAGCATAATCTTATTTGACTGAAGTAGGCGTACTTGTAGGTTCTGCTTTCTTCAGTCCCATCCTTAGCCCATCTAATGATAGGCTTCTTCTTGTCGTACACTCCATAGTTATTGTTGTCCAATATGACCACAGAAAGTCCGTCATAATCTAGTAATTCTGTTTGCATACTTTCCTTTCGTCTGCGTTATTTGTCTCATTATTAGTTACTTACATCAAGTCATCTATCAGACTTTTTCATGTGATAGGTGGAAGCTAGATACTCAACGTGCTCCTGCTCCATAAACTTAAGGGCATCTGCCTCAGAAGTTCTGTCAACTATAACAGACCTAGGCTTCATAGTCCCTTTAACTTGGAACCACTCAGCCTTTTCCTGTCCGTCACGCCTGTCAATGTATATGACTTTCTTATACACCTTCCCACCTCACATGTTCGAAGCTCTGCGTACCACCATGAAACCTCAGACTAGCCATAGGACTTATGCCCTGCCTGTTCTTTTGGAACTTGGCTAGGATATGTTTGCCCTGCCCATCAATCGGCTCAATCTTAAAGCCATTGATATCAGCACCAGTAGGAGGAACCTCAGCCATATACAGGATGATGTCAGCAAAGTTCTCTACATCTTTGGACCAAGCCACCTGTCCCTCTGCGTTCGGGTGAGCAAGGATGATAATAGGAATCTTTAACTGATCTCGTAGGTCTCTAAACTTACGGATGAAGTCGTCATACATAATGGTCTTGCTTTGATAGTTCTTACCGCCATCAGATATCGATAGTAGGTTGTCGATAAAGATAGCATCAATACCATTCCGTGCCTCGGATGTAGCCCACAGTCGGATGTCGTCGATTGTCATAGCCTTGTCCCGTATGCACAGGTTAAGTGCCCTGATATCTTTAACAGCCTGCCGTGACCTCTGCTCCTCGTCTTCGGTAATGTGCCCCCGTGTTCTCATAGTGAATGTAGTTACCTGCCCTACGTTAGCTATGAATCTAGGTGCTAACTCTTTCTTCAACATCTCAATGGATGCAAGTGGTACTCGTTGCCCACCTTGATGAGCGTTGACTATCCACTGTAGCATGAGTGCCGTCTTACCTGTTGAGCGTGGTGCATGTAGTATCATCAGATCAGAACTCATCTTACCTAGATACCTAGTCCAGTCATAACACCACCAACCGAAGTGCCCAACCTTACCTTCAGCACAGTCGTCAATGAAGTTATCAGCCAGTTGATCAATGTCTAGCTCTTCATCCTCCTGTATTCCTGCACTGATAAGGTCTTGTACAGTGCTTGTGGTTGCACTTTCTCCCATGTAGGCAGATCGTAACCCATCTTCCAGTATGTATATCTCATTTCGTAACTTACTGGTACGCTTCACCTCACGGGCATAGTGCTGTGAGTGTGCCGTCACAAGGATAGAATCCTGTAAATCTAACAGGTAGTCTTCTCCTCCCACCCTACCTAGAAGATTGTTCTTCGATAGGTACTGGTGTATAGTTAGGGCATCGATTGCCTGCCCTGTCTTGTACATTTCAGAGAGTGAATCCCATAAGGCAGAATGCCTGCCGTCATAGAAGTCAGATGCGTCTAGGGTTATCTTATTAAACTTACTTGGGTCTAATATGACAGAGCCTAGCACACCTCTCTCACTCTCGATAGAATGAGGTACTGTTTTCAATGTAAGAATCCTTTCATCTCTTTGGTTATCTCTTGTTTAACATCCTCCACAATGGTGTCTTCCCACATACGATTGACGGGGTTGATCCATCCTTGGAAGTGCTTACGATACTTAGGCTCTCGACTGGCTACATAAGATGGTATGGCTAACTTGACGTTTAACCTATCACCTTCAGACAGCTTAGACCAGTAGCGTTTAGCAGTAGCCTTGTTACCTACTCTGCCATACTCTACCCAACACTCCTCAAAGAGAGTATCTTGTTTAGTATCTTCTTTAGTATCTGGTATAGGTCTTGTACTTCTACGAGTTCCATTTTGCGGAATCGCTAAATCGATATTCAATGAATACCACTTCGTTCTATCGTAACCTATCTTGTTGTAGTTACCCGATACTATGATCCCTTCATTCTCCATCGACTTCAGCAGTCGGTGTAGCTTATGAGTAGACCAGTAGGGATAGTGCTTGTGCATATCCTCTACGCTTTGGTACATCCACACACGACCATCGTGTATGCTATCTGCTTTGCCTGCATTTTGATTGCACCAAAAGCGGATGTGCTGAATGAGTATAGCTTTGTCAACACCATACTCAACAGCCTCATCCACACTAAACGCATGTGCAGTATTATCATTTATCCTCTGCACTATAGCGTCTCCGTACTGGTGGCTTACGTCTAATGTAACAGCACTCAACACCATCATCATTAGTATTCTCTACCACATAGAACCCTTCGCCCATACGCTCTGCATCTTTCAAACACCACTCAAGGTATGTGTAGACATTGAACTGATTCGGTCCCATTGGTTCTAGGCATGGTTGTTCGTAGGTCACAGCCCACGGGTCATCTATTTTTACAAACGGCATATTACTCCTTTCTACATGTAGTCAAGCGATATGCTAACGCTCAACACTTTGTCTTGGTCATCATTTAATTGTACTCTACCTATCTTGGCACGAACACTTTGGTTGTTCCGATAGATGTCATTGATCACATTATCTCGTATGTGACTAGTAATGCGATACCTCTCGGACTGATTGCGAAAAGCACGCAAGTCATTATCCTTCTCAGCTTTCTTGATATACTTCTCTATGGTCTCAAGGCAAGGTACATATCCTATGATACCTGCATCATGTTTCACAGCGAGAGCCATCTCCTTCTGCTGATACTTGTTGTCCTCTTCATGGAAGACAAGCACCTCGTCCCCCACCTCAATGGATAAGGGGACTACTATGCTTTGGATACCTGAAAGGTTTATGCTAATCATACATAATCCCCTTCGTCACCGAACTTGGCTTTGTACTCATCGTGCCCGTGCTCGGACTGATGCTCGCCTTGCAAGGTATTCACGACAAAGTCTGCTATCTCCATAGCCTCTGCCGTCTCGTAACGTAGACCACTTATGATAAAGTAGTCTTCCTTTCTCTCTAACTCCAGTGCCATTATACTTCCTCCTTATCTTCCTTTAAGTAAGCCCAGTGGTCTAACCACTTACGCTTATATTTGTAGTCAATAAACCATATTTCCTTTAGGTCTTGGTTTATCTCTCGCTGAACCCATTCGCATACATTTCCGAAGCTATTAAGTTCGGGCTGTATCTTATGGGTATCACAAATTAATAAAAGCTCTGCGAGTGAGCATTTAAAGTGATCTATTCTAATCTGTGTCTCCATCTTTGCGTTCCTTTCTTCTCTGTTTTTCAATCTCTAGTTTTCTCCAAGCCCAGTCCAATGTGTTCTGTAGCTTTCTCAATTCCGTCTCGGACAACTCGATATCAAGATGCCCAGTGTTCTCATCTTCTTCAGCATCGCTCCATAAATGGTATGGAATACTCAGCGTTAACCGCCAGTACCTGTTGAATACATACGAAACGAATCCATCGAACTCATCATCGTACTCGTCTTCATAGACCCCATCGGGGGGATTAATTGGTAAGCTCATATCTTTCCTTTCTTTAAGTATGCTTGATTATATTCTTGGTCTAATGAATGTCAATCACAATCGACTATCAATCGACGGAAATCCTTATCATTATACAAGTCTTCGAACAGTCTCTTCTGCTGTTCTTCGATTGTTAATTCTTCGTCCATTATTTCACCTCCGTTTCGTGTAGGATTACTAATCCGCACTGACCACAGGTCACTACGTTGAAACCCCACTGTTGTATTTTGTCCAAAAGGACAGCTTGTTCGTTATACTTGTTACCTTCGTAGACCTCTGTTTGATACAGGTCTGGAAAGAAACAAGGTTCCTCTGTGAATCCACAATGTGGACAAGTTATATCTGTTTGTTCGCTCATCGTTGAAACCATCCTTCCTCTCTAACGACCCCACAACGGGGGTCTTCCTCGTAACACTTGTTCAAGTAATCTGCGAGTGCATGCCAGTCTACCTTTCTGATTGCCTCGCAAACAATCACAAAAGCAAAGCCATTCTTCTGTGATCTACATACTAGTCTTCTTGATTCTTGTTCTACATCTTCGGCAGTAACCTCCTTGCCGAATCTATCTTGTGCTGTCTCGTCTTGATACAAGGCAACCCACAGCAACCACGTCTCGCGATTTTTCCATCCATTATAGTCCATCGTTTTCTCCTATCTTAATGTTTCTCTTATATGCTCTACGTCTACAGGGATATTATATTCCTCTGCTGATTTCTCCAGTAAATTGAGCACGCACAGTGGCAACTCATATACCCCATCATAATCAATTAACTCACTCCCTTCGAAATACAGGTTTCCTGTAAGGTATATGCGGTTACCGCCTTCTGCTTTGTCGGCAACTTCGAAACCGCCCTCCTCTTTGAAGTTGTCATACCAAATTTGAACCTCTACTTTTTCTTCGAACTGCTCGTCATCTTCTATAATTTTTACTTCTATCTTCATGATTGCTCTTCCTTCCATTCTTCAAAGCTCACCCCATTGAATGTGATGTCGCCCTTTTTTTCTATGTCCAATATCGCACCTTCAAAGTAGATGCTATCAGTCTGTGACTCATCTTCGATGGCTAACATCTTATGCGAGCCACCATCACTCTTTCTAAGTGTGGCAACGAATCTTCCGAATTGTAGATTCTTATACCCAAGCTCTAATGCAACTCGGATTCCTTCGTCTATTGTTTGTATTGCCATGCTTATACCTCCTCTTGCTCCTATTTGTTTGTTATCCATAATTTCCCATTGCGGAATAATTCTTTTTTCATTCCGTTTGTGTGTGGGTTGTATTTATCCCATTCACTTCGTGCCTCTTCAAATGAATCAAAAGATTCTATTGTTTTTCCTCCGCTCGAATATGTTACAATTTTATTCATCTTTATACCTCCCAGTATGCTTCTACTCTATGTCTGTTATTTGAGTTGGTCCAATCCTGTGGCTCACCATTGACTACCGCTAGGGCATGTCCCGAAGTGAGCACAACGTATGTTCCCTTGGGGAATAATCTACAGAAAGACGTTATCGTCTTAGCCTTTGGATTTCCCTCTTCGATTGTCCATTCACTCTCTTGCTTTGCCACTCTCTTGGCATATTCTTTTGTGTAGTAAGTCTTTCCACAGTAGCGTGAAAACACCTTGTAACATGTTGTCGTGAGAGTACCACAGTTGTTTTGTCTACCCTCTTTTTTGAATATGTTGTGTGCTCTACGATAGTCCCAGTCAAACGCATTCGCCAAAGCTCTTACGGCACAGTCGTTATCCTCTTTAAGAGACTTCGCTACGCACAGATTATTTTTTGTAATTCTACGCATAATTTTTTCCTATTTAATTCTGTTTAAAAAAACAAACCGCTTACTCACCCCGACTGGTATCCTCACCGAACAAACGGCTACACCACGGCTCACTCCACCTCGCCCTCGCACAATTACATGGGATCGTTACGGCTTGTGAAGCGGTTGTCATCTCTATTCTTTTGTCTTACCTTACTCACTGTATAAAAGATCGTGCGTTTCCGCTGACTCATACCAACAGGCAATCAGACCCAGTCAATTCGGCTTCTTCGAGTGGCTTGTCAGATTCATCTGATTGCTCTCAGTTTCTTCAGAGTCATGTGAACATCTGTTCAGTTTACTAAGCAGTCTCTACTCATACAGGAGTAAGTTTCTTAGACAGTTAAAGTGCGTCTCACACTGGCATCACGCCTCGTCCCTAAACACAATCGCATTTCCGCTCGCACCTCACGCACCCGTAGTCGCTTCGCTTCATGTGCCTCGTTGGGCAATGTGCGACACTTTCACCATCTGTCGCTCGCTCTTTCAGTGGGCTTATTCGGCTGTCCTGTTCCGTGCCAACAGATAAGGACAATACAGAATTGAGATGGGATAAAAAGAAAAATCGTAAAAAAAAATGAACTTTTTTTCGGGGGATATTTTGGCAGTGAATAGATAATTATATATCGAATCCTCGGCTGGAAATACACACCACAATATATGGTATGGTTACAAGTTTGTACCACAAGATATGGGACGCAAGGTAATCGATAATAAAATATCGTATAGCTCTAAAACCTACGAGGATTGCGTACAATGGACAAACGAGTGCCAATGAATCGTGATACCTTTAAAATTTAAATGGCTCAAAAGTGAAATATGGAAGAATAACGTATATACGATATAAAAATATCGAAGCATATTTGAACCCCTATCGATGGGAATATATCGATTCCTACGCACGCACGCACGAGGGAAAGTCGATAAAGAGGTATCGATTGAAAGATATCGAATGGCAAATCGTGAAAAGTATATCGATAAAAAGAAATCGATTGAAACGAATCGGTCGAGGTATATCGATAAGGAGATATCGAATCGAGATTCCGTGGCGAAGGGGGGGCGGTTCCGCGAGGGGGGCATCGGGAGACGAGTTGCATGTGTGTGTGTATATTAGACCTCTACCAAACTTTCAAATATTTGAATTGACTTAAACTTATTAAGGTATATCTTAAAGAGTATGAATGATCAACAAAGTATATTCGATAGTTTAAAAGAAGCTGACAACAAGGAGCTTTGGGTGTTTGCAAAAGAGATTGCAGATGCCCGCAAAAAAAATTTTAAACCTAAAGAAGAATCTATTGAGTTAGATTTAGAGGACAAGGGGGCGTTGCGGCAGCGAGTTATGGAGCACTTGTTTGCTGAGAGTAAACGGGGCAACGCACAAGCATCAGACAAGCTCGCACGAATAGCAGGACTGGGAGAGACGGAGCAGGATATTGTTATTGAGATAGTAAACTACAATCCACCTAAGAAGAAGGCAGTGAGGAAACGCAAATCGACTACGAAGAAATAGAGTTTGAGTTAGAGGACTTAAGTTATGTGTATTGCTATAACTGCCATAACTATTTCTTTATACACGAGATTGCTGGAATCAATGACCCTACTTATTGTGCATACTGTGGAATAGAGTTTATGGAGGTGTGGGATGACTAAGACATGTTATGAATGTTGTTGTGCAGATTCAATGGACAATCCTATCCTTGGAATAGAGGATGAGCACGGGGTTGTAGAGGAGTGGATTTGTATGGAATGTTTTACAGAGCGTTTGGATGCGGATACGAATACCAACTATTGAGCCTAGGGACTATCAGGTTCCGTTTTTAAAAGCATTTGATCAGGGTAAGCAATACTCGGTCATATCGTGGCATCGTCGTGCAGGTAAAGATGTGACGAGCTTTAACGCACTTGTGAAGCGTGCAATAGAAACAGCAGGCAACTACTACTACCTATTCCCTACAAGAGCGTGGGCACAACGTGCACTATGGGATAACATCTGCGAATGGGCAGGGGGTAAAAAGCTAATAGACCTACTGTGTCCTCCTGAAATTGTAAGCCGAAAGAACAACTCAGATTTTTTCTTAGATTTGATTAATGGCAGCCGTATTAAGATTGACGGCACGGATAACTTAAACTTCGTAGGACAGGGAGGTAGTGGATATGTATTGTCGGAATTTAGTTTGCACAAAGAGGAAGTTTCAGGCTTCTTGGCTCCTATTCTTACTGAGGGTTCGGCATTCGTTATATTCAATGGTACGCTGCGTGGAAAGTCGAATCACCTATGGAGACTGTACGAAAATAACAAAGACCGCAAGGATTGGTTTACTCAGTGGTACACCCTTGGAGACACCAAGACTGCATACTGGGTTGGGGATGGCATATCAATTAACCCTGAACTTGCTGGTAAGATTAATCCGTATGACGGGAAAGTGTTTAAGAACATCCAAGATGATGTAGACTCAGGGATTATTTCCTATGCAATGGCTAGGCAGGAATATTTAAACGAAGCAGTATCACAGGTAGAGAACAGTTATTATGGTCACGAGCTTGAACTATTACGCAATGAAGGTCGTTTCGGGAATTTTGACAGCAACGGGCTTGTTTATACCTTCTGGGACTTGGGTACTTCTGACGCTACTAGTATTGTCTTTGCACAAATTAATGATGGTAGGGCATCGATTATTGATTATCACGAGTCTACAGGTAAGAAGATTGAAGACTATGCGGTAGTCATTAACAGCAGGAACTACAGATACGGGGGGCACTTTGCACCACACGACGTATCTAAGCGTATGTTGTTTGGTGATTTGATTACCAGAGCTAAGGAAGTTGGTATAGACTTTAGAAGAGTTCCAAAGACTAAATCGGTTTTAGAAGATATTGAAATATGCCGTCGTGCATTAAGAGATATTAGAATACACGAAAGATGTCAGGACTTAATAGAACACCTTGACAATTACAGAGAAGGTTCATCGGGTAGACCAGTGCATGATGCACACTCACACGGGGCTGATGCGTTTAGAACTATGGTAATGGCACAACACCTTAATCTCGTAACACCTTATTTATCAAACACTTACAGAGTAAACTTACCAACAACAGTAGGGGAGGCAGAAGATTATGTTAGCTCATTTACCGATACAGAAAGCGATAGACCGCTATGGGAACGATTTAGAGGAGATGATACTTCACTACTCAACTGAGGGTGTAGTATACAGCGATGATCAACTCTTTGTAATGGCTATAATGCACAACAAAGATTTATTAAAGGGTAAAAAGTCTGAAAAAGACCTTTACAATTTAGACTGCTGGTATGTACATTATGCCGCAGGAAACTTAGATCGTTTGTTCGAAATATGTCCTTACGAGCTAGAGTGGGTAGCATTTGAACGTGGTGACTTTAAGCCACTTAAATTTTATAAGTTAGACAGAATTAGGAGATTGATCCATGGGAGGAAGCAGCGGAGGCGGAACGCCAAGACCACCAAAACCAAAGACACCACCACCACCAGCTCAGACACCAGTAGCTGAAGTTATATCACCAACACTCAGACAAGCAGAATTTATTCGCCAAAGAAAAGGTGCGTATGTAACTAAAGGTCAAAAGATGGGATCAGGTGGAGAGCTGTTAGGAGCAGGTCCTGTAGAACTAGCTAACATTGCAGATGCAGCTGGCATTGATATGACTGAAAAGAAAATCGAACGAAAGCAATATAAAGGCTTCTTAGGAAAGTTTTTTAATAATAGAAGTTTTAGAGATGCAGAAATGGATGCTCTTGTAAAACGAGGATACAAAACTACCGACTATCAGGTAAAACGCAAGCGTAGTATGTTTGGTGGGCATAGAACAAAAACTTTTCAAGAAATTAAATATGACGATTATGTAAAACAATATAATCAACGTGTTGCAGAACAACGCAGCAAAGGTAGAAAGAAGAGAACTGTATAATGAATGTTAATTCTTTAATATCAATGTATAGACGAGAGAAGTCTAGCTCAGAGCGTTTAAACTTTGAAAGCCTATACCAAGCTGCCGCAGAGTTCTGTAACCCCAGTGCAGATAATATTCAAAGCAAGCGTTCCAAGGGAGAGCGTGACGACAATCAACGCATTACCGATGTAGGTATTAAGTCTCGTCGTATGTTTACAGCAGGCATGATGAGCCATCTGTTTCCTCAGGGGCAGAACTGGATTCGTGTTGTGTCGCAAAATCGTGACCTAATGAATAGCGACAATGTTGTTCGTGCTTTATCTTCTGTTACCAAGAAGTTTGTGAGAGCTATTGAAGACTCAAACTTCTACGAGGAAATGGGTCAGTGTATAGATCAATGCGGATATATTGGTACTACTGCTTTGTATTGTGAGCCCACCTCTACTAGAATATTAAACTTTCGTTCGCACTATATCAATCAATTCTTTTTTTGTGAAAACTATCTTGGCGAAGTAGATACAGTTATTCGTGAGTTTAAGCTAACTGCTCGTCAGGCTGTACAACAGTTTGGTGATAACTGCCCTACTCCTATTGCTGATATAGCTGATGATCCTAAAACATCAAATAAAGAATTTACATTTATACATATTGTTATGCCTAGGGCTGGATTTAAAGCTGATTCACCCGAAAAGACTGACAAAAGAATAGCATCATATTACATTTCACTAGAGCTAAAAGAGATTGTTTTAGAGTCTGGGTTTGATGAGATGCCATACAGCGTTGGTCGGTTTTACAAAACTAACTACGAGAAGTATGGTCGCTCACCAGCACTAGAAGTATTTTCAACCTTACCCCTGATCAATCGTATGGAAGTGTCACGGATAAGAGGAGCAGAGCGTGTGAGTAACCCCCCGTGGCTGGCTCCCAACGATGGAAGCGTTAGGCGTATTTCCAACGAT